TCCGACACGTTCCAGACAGTGCTGCCGATGAATGTCTCTTTGCCGCCGAGACTAGCCAGTGATGTATCGACATTCGAATCCCAGGTCACTCCCGGCGAAGTCGAGACTCTGCCTGATTGAAGACTAACTTCCTTAGAACCGCCCATGGTTGGAGGATCTGTTAAAGTCAAATCGTTCTGATCTTCAATCTCGCCCAGTTTCAGCGAAGTAGGCGTGTAAAGTTCGACGTTTTCAAACTTCCCCATCACTGTTATGCGACAAGGAGAAACGAGACCGTTCGAAGTCGCCAAAGGAACGATCGAAGCAAGAGTGGCAGTGCCCAGAACGTCAAACTCGGCACTCGTTAGATCAACGAAATCTCGGGGGAAAACGAAAGGGAGCAGCAATTCCCCGCCTTGGGAGTTTCTAGCCTTGATCGATATGCGTGGTCTCTGTGAAGCTTCTACCAGATCGGCTGTGTTTCCTTTAGCGAACTGGATGAAATTGTCCGATCTGCTAAGCATGTTATACACGAGCCAACACTCTCCATAGTGGAAATTGGTACCTTCTACTGTAGCTGTTAAACGCAAATTGGCGCGAAAGTGCCGGTAATGCTGACATCGAGACTTGATCACATCCGAGTTGAACATGAGGGACCAGGGATTGAAATCAGTGAAAAGCGCTTCCCCAGTATTCCAAGCTACGGTGAATAGTTTCACTGGGCGTTCAATCATATCCAGACTAGAATCATGTGTTGCTACTGTCCTGGAAGCGGGCTGGTTAGAGTGAGAAGCCGTAGTCGAGTCCACTAAACTGTCAGAAAGAAATAGCTTGACGTTTTGTTGTTGCTCCTCGATAGGAGCCATCGTTGTGTTTGTATTTTGGTTTGAAATCCTGAAATTATGGTGTAGGGACTGGATCAAGCCCGTACACATAAACCAAACGAGAAGAGTTAAGCGTAAAGTACCATGGTTCAAAGGAACTTTCCGTAATCGTGAACTCTCTCGGACAACTCTTGCTTCCTGCAGGTTTGTCAGTCCATTTTGATCTCTTATGAACGGATCAAAAGGCGTTCTTGTACAATCGGTCGTTGGGAATCTCTTCAAAAAAGATTCCACGTAATCATCGTACGTTTTTGAGAAGGTTGCCGAATGCAATCCCATTCTCTCTGCTTGCAACACAGCGGTTTTCAACTTGTCCTTCCGATCGTCGAAAATTTGTCGACCGTGCAACATATACTCCTCGAGAGCCTTGTCCATGCAATTCGCTTCGATCACATCCTGGTCCTCTTTCGACGGAAGCCGACAATGCAAAGAGCGTAGTATGGAAATTTCATCAAGTGGTCCCACAATGCGCTGGGCTTCTTCCATCCATCTGACTCCTCGTTTACACATCTGGAGCTCTGTGATTTTCATTCCGACTGTGTTGTC